ATATTTGAACTTGGCTTTGTGCCCCTGCTGTATTGGTTACTGAGTTATCGTACAAGTAACTGACCACCACAATGTCCAACCGGCCATCACTGTTTAGATCACCTACCACACAACTCACATCATGACTGCGTTCGGTTGTGGTACTGCCACGATCAAAATAGGGAACTGCAAGCGAAGCCACTTTGACCGGTCGCAGATTGCTGTCTAGTTTGTAAATCCAAGTGTCATTAAAAAACACAGCACCAGTGTCCACGTCAGTTACCACAATAGATGTGGTGCCTGAATTGTCAAGGTCACCTGAACACAGGCCACTTCCTGACCAAGTCTGAGTGGAAACATGTGCTTGATATGTGAAATTGCCTGCTTGATTGTTTAACCAAAAATCACCCTGTGAATTGGCCACGTCCAACCAGCCATCGCCGTTTAGATCCACCACTGTGCTACCATGACTGCTGGTGAGTCCTGACAAGTCTACCCGTTGATGGCTTTGTCCAGCACGACTCATGAACCCTACAGATTGATTCCACTCAGTAGAATTGTTGCCGTCAGTAAATCCAGGAAAAAAGATATCATCAATGCCATCACGATTGAAGTCGGCTATTTGTGGATAATGCACACTCAATGCAAAGTCAGCGCCTAGAATATCAGCGGTTGCATCTGTTGCACCACTGGCAGTGACTTGATATATTTTCACACTAGGCACTGTGGTACCAACCAACCAACCACTAAGTACCACATAGGTACTGCCATTGCCCTTGAAATCGCCTGTGGCCAGGCTGGGAATAAATGGATTACTACTACTGGTGGCTCTTAGGCTACTGATTACTGACGATCCTGTGGCCACTGTGGTTCCGCTGTCTGTGCTGGTTCCGGATCCGCCACCGCCTCCTCCGCCGCCACAACCTGTTAGAGCCACTGCCAATGCAGAGATTACAAGTGCAAGTTTCATGATTATCCTTTAGTCTTTACTAACCTTTACACAAATATATCCAGTTCGTTTGTCTTTGGTTCGAGACAATCGTTTTTCTTCTTGGTAGCATCTAGACCAAGAGTTAAAATAATCCAAGGGCTGATATTCCAATGTCAGTGATGAACCTGCTGGGTTTTGCACCAGCATGACTGCTACCAAAACTATTTCGTACATGGGTGTCATCATACTTTCTCCCCGGCTTCAAAATCTCTAAATCTCAAGAACCGGGGGAATCGGAGACTGTATGTTCCGTCTTGGTTTTGTGTGACTGCATCCGCTTGCACTTCAACCAAGTGACCAAGTAACTGATCCCGATTGGCCCAATACTCATCACGAACAGTATCACTAAACCCACTACCAACATTAACACGAATTCTACGGTCACGGTCTTCTCCTTCACAAATTATAGCACCCAGCCGGCCCGCATTGCGACCGGTACCTGGTTCAAAACCCACAATATTGAGATCAACTGAGATTGTGGGTTTCCATTTCATCCACGAGTCTGAGCGTTTGCACTCATAGGGTGCATCCAGGCTCTTGATCATGATACCTTCAAATCCTTCGGCCACAGCGTCCTCAGCAAAACGATTCATGATGTCATGTCCTTCGGCGGTGTCCAAATCCACATCCAACCCGTTCATGATTCGCAGACAATTGGTTTCCATCAATCGATCTCTGGCACTTTCAATCCACTCAATGCGTTTGTACTGTTGTATGTTGCAATGTCCTTCTTGCAATGACTCCAAGGGAAGTATATCAAAAATATGATACACCATGCCATCAGTCACCGCATCCGTCTTGCGATGTGCCTGCCGCATGAGTTTCTGAAAACTCTCGCCCACAATTTCACCATCCAACACAAAGCGTCCACCTGTGCCGCGACCCCACTGAAAGTGCTTTCTGGCATCTTCGATAGCATCTGCAATCTGTGGAAAGTTCTCAAATTCTTTGCCATTGCGACTGAACAATGTGACGTTGCTACCGTCAATCACTGCCAACACACGCACACCATCCAGTTTGACTTCTAGTCGTTTGATGCCTCGGAGTTTTTTGGGTTGATCCGTGGAGTCTTGTGCCAATTGACAAGTGAACACAGGAATCTTGTATTCTGTTCGACCCAGCACTTTGTTTAGTGTTTTTTCTGAGATACCACAACGTAGATCTTTGATTATAACACGACGAGCCAAATTGTTCCACTCGTCACTATCAAACTCTTGACTCAGTTGTTCGATATTGTCACGGGCACGATTGCCTGTGATGTATCGTGTGCGTAAGGCTTCCAGCAAGGCCCAGAACTTTGTCCAAGGGTTAGGCCTACCTGTCAATCCTGTAGTTTCAGGAACCTGACGGATGTTAAAAGTGTAGAAAGGATTGTAAGCCTGATAACAATTAAAGAGGAAACATTGTGCGTCGGCACTGCCCAGTCGGGCGGCCATTAATGCTTTTTCAATGGTTTTTTCTTTGTGTATGCGGCTGTCCGAACTTTCTAGATCACGTATCCAGCCTGCGGCCATCGTGTGGTCGAACCTTTCGTTTGAGAAATCTATCTCGTTCATATATTTAAGTGGTTACCATGAAGAGTTATAAAACACTTTAAGTCCCAAGAACAATTCTGCTCGGGCTTTTTTGATGAATTCAAGATCTTGCTCTTTGTAGTAGTCATCTGCTTCGTTGCCAAAGAAGAATCCCTGCGTGGATGGCAGTTGATCATGTGTCACTGCACGTTCCAATTCATCTAGATCCTCCCAGGTGAGTTCTAGTTCAACACCGTTGAATGAGCCGTACTTGACATTTTTAGATTCAGCAAGGCGTTCCATCCAACCATGTAGATTAGGATGTTTACGCCAGTAGGCAATTTCACGCTGGCCAGTTTCATAATCTGCTTCTGCCTTGGCGGCGGTGTATGCATACATGTCCAGTCCCATTACTCTACTCCTTGATGATGTCGATATTCACGTTTGAGCCAAAATTTATACTTTTGAAAATATTCTTGTGCGGTAAACTGTGGTTCGAGCCCGTAACTGATCAGTTCGTCAACGTGCTCGTACCACTTTTCTCTGCACCAGTTGCGGAAGTTCATGCTGTGACCATCTGACCTTCAACGATTTCCAGCATGTTGGCCGGGATCTTCCACAAGCCACCGTCCTTGTCGTTGCGAACTGTGACATACTTGATGGCAATCTTTTTCACTGTGCCTGTGGCACCTGCAGGGTTCTTGGAACTGACCCAACGCACTCTGACACCCACGTCCAGATTGCGTTTGACCTGCTTGCGAAGGCTGACTTGATTGAAACGAATAGCATCAGCCATGCTACGAAGTTCTACATCGGTCCAGGTGCCGAACATGATAGCAGAATTGACTTGCTGAATTGATGTAAGTTTTTCCATTCGAGGCTCCTTCTGTGTGTCTATGTGTGTATTATAGCAAATTGGGAATTATTGGTCAATCTACGTAATAGAGTACGGCCTGTGACAGTGCAGACAACCGGTCCATGATGTCTCGATACACTTGGCCACATTCGGCCAGTTGGTCACCACTGCATGATGATTCATCTAGCATGGTTTCGACTTCGGCTAATTTTGCAAGAATTGCTTCGCGCATTTCAACTCCTTTTTACTGAACATGTGTATAGTATAGCAAAAGAGCCATTATCAGTCAACCAAAAAAAAGCCCCGCAAAACAGCAGGGCTTTTGTAACACTAAAGTATTACCGTTTAAAAACCGCGTGTGTATGCCACTGCGATTGTCTTTTGGTTGTTGTCGCCTTTGACACGATCATACTTGACAGCCACGGTGTCGTCTTTGCTCAAAGCATAGGCCAATGAGTAACGTGCTGTTTGAGTTTGGTCATTGTTCTGTGAACCATCAAATGCACTACGGAAGCGATAACCTAACTTGGCAGTCAGACCTGCAACGCCTGGAACAGCGGCAGCAATACCTGGCTCAACTGAGTAGTATGAGAAGTCTGTGGTATTGCTATATTTTTGACCAACAGCGGCACGAGCGTAGAGGCCAACTGGACCTGCCACTGTGGCGCCTGCTTCGAGACGAGTGCTCAAGGCGTTGGTACCTTCTGTTTGTGCATTAGAGAATGCCAAGTCACCGGCAAAGCCACTGAACTCTTTCTTTACACCCAAAACGTATTGTTGTTGAGCGGCGGCACCTGCGTTGTTGATGTGCTGACCTTCGACAGTGAAACTGTCGGCGGCAAATGCAGAGCCTGTGATGGCCAAAGCCAAGATTGCGAAGATTTTCTTCATTTAGTTTTTCCTTTTAAAAGTAGAATGACGCGAGTCAATCTGTATTATATATGCGTATTTGTACTAAGTCAATACAAAATCAACCTCAAAATAGCCGATTTGATCAGGTCACTGGATCAATTACTGGAATTGGGGCAATTTCTGGGTTGCTGGGTATTTGATTGGTATTGTAAAGGCCGGCCGCACTCAATCTTGCATTGTTGCGTCCTTCACGCATGGCACCCACAATGGCTTGCCCACCCAGAGTTGTGGTGTCAGCGATGTTTTCTAAAAACTCAGCCGCATCGCCTGAGGCTGTGAGTAGTCCGAAATAGGGTAAGTTTTGTACAAAGGCGTACACACTATTCTTATCACCGGGTTGCAAGAGAAAATAGTCAATGCCGGCCTGACTTGTGTACTTGGCACTCAAATTCATTAGGTTGGCCATGTAGACCCAGGCAGTGTTCAATATGGTCACATTGGGATTGGCGCCGAGTGCGGCAATGGCCGAGTTGGCATTGGCAATGTATCCAATCACTTGAGCATCATTGGCAGCCGACAAAATGTTTACGTATGCTGTGTTTAGAGTGGCCAGGCTACCTGCTGTTTGCAATGCATTGATTGCTGTGGTGGCAGTGGCCAATTGAGTGGCAAAGTTATCACTGTCAAGTGCCAGTCCCAGTACATCATATGTGGTAATAGTGCCGTTGGGTCCTGTGCCGGTGGCCATTGTGGTTGTGACATAGTTGGTTACTGATGTGTCTACTGGTGCGGTTTGTGCCTGGATCAGCGGCAAGTCAGCCATGGTACTGAGTCCGCCCAGAGTGGTAGGTGTCCAGTAAGCAGTGTTGTTGATGTCTATGCCAGCAGGTACATCAGTTGTGGCACGATAGTAGGCAGGCACCGGAGAGCCCGAGCCAACCACTGCATTGGCCAGATATGGTTGTGTGACCATCCAGGGATTGTCAACATTGCCTAGCACTGCATCTGCTAGGCGCGGCAATGTGGTGTTTGGTATGTTGTTGATCTGCTGGAATGCTACCTGAATGGCTTTGTTGGCGGTGGCCTGTGCAGGTGGAATAATCTTGCCCAATTCATCACAACCTGATGCAGTAGGCAAGTAACTGTTGACAATGGGAGTGATGTTGGAATTCACAGCACCAGTTGAATTGAAAATAGGCACAGCGCCATTGGTACCGGGAGTTTGCAATGATGCATAACTCAGTGGGAACATGATCACTGGATTTAACAAGTCATCGAGACTGTCAATGCCAGGAGTGGTCACTCCCAAGATGTCCAGGATTTGTGCAAGAGCATCACCTGATATCATGGTAATGGCATTGTATGCCAACAACTGTAATTTATCAAATTCGTTTTGTGTAAGGCCTGTGGAATTGTTTAGACCCACGCGGTTATCGTTCACTAGGTCGGCAATGTTGCTGGCAGATAATCCCATGCTGATCAAGGCATTTTGTAGGTCAGGCACTGTGCGTCCTCGAATGCCAGCCAAGGCTGATATCTGTTGTATAAGTCCAGCCGGTGTGCCATACAAATCTAGTTTGCTCATATTCCACAAGTTGCCTTGCTTGGCCAGGTCCACACCAAAATTAGGCAAATCGGTAGTCATACTGGCAATGTTGGCAGTTACCAGGTCATCCGTGTTGGTAAACATAGGACCAAGATATTGATTGGCATTGACCGAACTGTTGATATACTGATTGGTACTAGCAATGTAGCCTTGCACTGCCACAAATCCTTGGCCAAACTTGCCAGCATCACCGTTGCCAAGATAGGCCGCACAGGTTTGTTCTATCAGGTTGGAAAAACCCGATGGGTCAATGGTTGATCCATCTGCTGTGCCAAGATAGTTTATGAGATATTCACTATTCAAGTAAGGATATGTGCCCACAGGAGATTCCGGTATACTGTTGCCCAGGGCTGGACATACTGTGCTACCAATGCTCAACAAACTGGTCAGCGTGGACTGTGTGGCATATGACTGTGCTTTGTAAAAACTCACTGCTGAAAGAAAGTTGCTGATTACTGTGGTGGCATTGAATGACTGAATGGCCACAGCCAATGCAGCCGGGAAAGGTCGTAGTCCTTGATTTTGCAACAAGGCCACAGATGCAGTCAACTGTAGTGGACTCAAAATACTAGGCATTATCCTGCCCTTACATCACCGGATCCACCCACTCTAGGGTGTCCACAGGTGTCTGCACAGCCAGTTGTGACTATTCCTATTCCGCCTGCCTTGACTGTGCCACTGCCGCCTGTGGTGGTTGCGGCCTGATGTGGTGGATGTGGTGGGCCCCAGGGTGCATGACTACTCACAGGATTGCCATTTACTGTGATGGCCTGTCCATTTACCCGCACAGATGCAACACCGCCAGACACTACTCCGCCTGCGCTGTTGGCATCTCCGTCTCGTTGCACTGCTGGCATGTTATCCTAGTATGAGTTTTTTGTCGGGAACTTTGATGCCTGTGGTTGCTTCGATGTATTTCATTTTGACAGCATCTTCAGCAAAGGCATAAAGTGATATGCTGTTGATATTTAGTTGTATTTTTTGCTTGATGTCTGCGGTAAACATTGAGGGCACAAGTCCCATGCCCTGCGGTCCTGGGGCCACACTCACAGGATCGCTGATAACAAGCCATCCCGAATTGAACTCTTGTTTTTCAACACGGGCAATCAACTCTTCTCCAGAATTGAGTTTGAAAGTATACACTTGGTTTTGTTCGAATGTCATTCAGTTAGTCGCTTTCTTAGTTCAGTAAATCCGCCCACCAGTTCCTCATCCAAGAAGATTTGTGGTAATGTTCTAGCACCGGGTACGGCGGTCAACAAATCATCTTTGTCCCAGCCGTTGTTGATGTTGCGTTCTTCGTATTCAATTCCTCGAGATTCTAGTAGTGCTTTGGCTTGCACACAGTAGGGACACTGATCTTTTGACCATACAATTGCTTTCATTTTTGTTCTCCTTATAGTTTTGATGTGTCGTACGTTTTGAAAAAGATGTCTTTCTTTACTGGGCCGTAGTCGCCGGGGCCATGACGCACAATGTAGTCGTTGCCACGAGTGTATTCTAAGTTGCCCCAAGTGGCTTTAATTACACCGTCATGGTCTGCTAGTTTGGCCAGTTTAGTGACACCGCCTTTTGGTGTGCCAGTACCATCGCCGTTATCATCATACTTGCTGTGAAAGTTATCTGGATCCATAGGCCAGAATTCTCCTTTAGGACCCGGGCCCATAATGTAGTGACCCTTCTTGTGTGGAACAGGGCCTTCTAAAGTTTTAGTAACACCATCCTGCTTTGCTATCGAATATGGAACAGGAATAGGCTTTTTAAAAGTTTCAAATCCGCCATCGCGGAACCAAGCATCAGTAACGCCCTGGTCTTCCATTAGGTTAATTAAGTTTCTCATAATTCGGGTAATTCTTCGTAGTCAATTGAGTCACTCATGACTCCAATAACATAGTTAGTTGATTCATTCTCTTGCAAGGCAGTTTGTTTCTTGCTGGTGTCCACATGCTTGGTAAACCAAGGAATAGGTGTTGAGCGCGGCGCCGATTCTGTATATTTGATGCCAATTTCTTTGAGTGCGTTAAATGCTGTGAAGTCCACAAAGTCCTTGAGAATATTGGCATTGAGACCA